TTGCCCGTTGGACCGTATCCGCCAGGGCGGGCTCCGGACCATTAACAACCTCGGTTCCGTTATCAATGACCTTTGCGGTTGCTGTCCCGGCGGTCAAATCTGCATTACTGACAACGGTTAAGCTAACCGGAATAAATTTATACCCGGTCGGAACCACAAACCCGGTCCCTCCCTGTCCCAGGACAAAATCGGTTGTTGCATTTGCCGCGGGGTTGGCCGCTTCAAATTGCAGGGTGAGCGGTACACCAAATTTTGTATCAATTTCATTTCCCATTTTTCACTCTCCAAATTCCCATGGTTGGGGTGAATAGCAGTTCCGTACCATCCACCCCAACTGAAATATGAAATAACCAACCTTAAACGGTAATGTTGTAACCGCCAACCGTATGGGTTGCAGTTGAGCGGGTCCCACGGTTACCAACGGCAATCCGGAAGGAAACGACCATGATCATTTGCCGCTTCTGAATGGAGCGGTCGATCTCGATGGTCAAACCCCGGCGGGAACCGCGCCGCCACATAAGGCGGTTATAGGCTGCTAACTGGCCTTTGGTATTGTTGCCCGCAGTTGTGGAAACCTTACCATCGGCCTCGGTCAACGGCATACCGGCACTCGGGATAATCGATATTCCACGATATTTGGCCAACTCGCCGGTTGCGATTGTTGCGGCCGGACCGTAAACATCAACCGTTTTCACGCTGGATAAGGCCAACATGGAAAGGTAAGTTTGCACATCCGGGACAATGCGAAGATTTTGCAGATCCAATCCGTATTTCCCGAGCGGGTTGAGGATCAATGCCATTTTTGCATCGTCAAGAGCTGCGGCAACGGCCTCGCCCTGGGCGGTATTGTCAACCAGGAATTGGTGACGGATTCCGTCCTGTCCGGCGGTCAAGTAGTAAGAATCGGCATCCGGATCCGCATCGTCAAGATTGATGTTGCCCGTTGCCGCGTCCGTTGCATCGGCATTCAGGGCAAACATATCCATGTGTTCCGCCCCGGCCCGAGCCGCCTCGATTCGGAAGGCGGGCATCATTGCGATAATGGCATCTTCATCCAGGTTGTAAGACCAATTGACTTCGGCTAACAACTCCGTTGTGGTCAATTTGCTCTCGCTAGTCGTTAAATCCTGAGCGGCGGCCGCGGTGTTTTGCGTGCCCTTTTTGAAGGTCATATTGCCCATAAGTCCGATATCCTGAGGGTCGGATGTCATGGGTTGCTCGGGAAGATCCGCAAACACGCGGGAGGCCGCATACATATCCTCCCACAAAACACCGGCCAAGTTTTCCGGGACCAATTCCGCACCGGTACCGATCCCCGTTGAAGTCATGGCCTTTACGGCCGCATTCAAATCCTCAGATGGGGCAAATGCCGGTTTGGGAAGGGCCAAACCCTTCGCCTGGGCGGAATAAGCGGAATCCATCAGCCGTTTGGCCAAAATGAGGTCAAGGGGTTTGACCGGGGTACCATTAACCCGGGCTTCCCCATGGTTTTTGAATTCTTTGAGGATCCGGCCATAACGACCTTTAACCTCTACGTCCGGAATCTCTCCACCCTCACCCTTACGAACCGGGAGGGCATCGATAAGTTTTTGGTTGTATTCGGCCATGGTTGCTTTAAAATCCTCAACCAGTTTATTCCGGTCAAGTTCATTCAAACCATTATTTTCTTTTACCGCGTTCGTTAACTCGGCAATTTTTGCAAGTAACTCTTCCATTTCATTACTCCTTGAAACTAAATAGGGTATCCAATAAGGTATTCAACTCTTTGAGCGCATCCGGGGAAATTTCGTTGTGTGATGTCAGATCAATGTTTGCTTCCTCCCCATGCTCAGTATTCTTATCATCCGGCTCGGGCTCTGAGTCCTCGAGTTGGGACAATACTTGATTGATTGCATCCGCCGCTTCCTTCAATTTCCGCTCATTACCGGCGGATAACACCCGGCCCCGCTTTGTCAGGGTGTCGTTAATCCCGTCAAGAGCCAACCGAAGGGCATCTTGATTGGCCGGGACAACAACAATGGACCATTCCAACAATTCCCATTCCACGTATTCCTTTGCCCCCCATGGTTCGTTGGGCTCAAGGTTTACCGATTTGAGCGGGTTAAATCCGATGGAGGCGGCATTGATAAACCCTGCATCCCATAACCGCCGGGTTTGATCCGCCCGGTCATAAATACCATCCGCGGGGAATTGGAATTTGGCCCGGATCCCCGCGCCGGGGACTATGGCCAACTCAAGGGTTTTGGCAACGGGTAAATCCCCGTAATTATGCCCGAGTAGGACAACCGGATTTTTGAGATAACTTTCAAATTGACAACCGGCCGCCCGGACAATATCACCCATTCGATCAACCGTTTCGGTTGAGATCATAACTTCATAGATCCCGGTAGATTGGTCAATGGTCTTTACTTCGGTTGGGAAAGTCTTTAGGATTTTCATTCTTTCACTACTCCGATCATTCCACATAAGCAGTTGATAATATTTCCGGGACTTCCGGCCGGATCCCCGGGGTATTCCAGATATTCACCGTCAACCAAAAAACTTTCATGGAGTCCTACCCGTTGACCATGGGCACCCATATGAGATTCCCGGGAGCGGTCCGGCTGCAGGGCACTAACCCACTCTTTTTCAAGTTGTACCCCTTCCTCTTCGGCCTGATTCCAGGCTTGCTGTGATCCCGCATTGCTCGCCCCGGTCATTGTGGTTCGTGCTATCCGTTCCGTTTGGTAATCACTCTTCCGGTCCCCAAAATAAGCGGATAATCGTTCCTGAATCTTGGGGATCCCCTCCCCTGCTAATTCGGCCGCCTGGAATATCTCAACTAGGGCGGTCCATGTTGTGTTATTGGTCTTTTCGGAAACAGTCGTTAGAATGTGAATGACCTGGTTGATAACCTCGGGCCGGGTAATATCAAATACGCCCTCACCCAGGGAGTTCAATTCCGCCTGTCCAATTTGCTCAACCGCTTCGGTTAACTTTTTCTTGAGAGCTTCGATCAATTTCTTGATTTCATCTTCGAGGTTGAAGAGCTCTTCCGGCGGGGGGATGGATCCGGCCTCGGCATCTTTGAATTTGCCCCGGCCATATACCTTACCGGCTCTTAACTTAGAGTTGATTTCATTTTGTTGACGTTGGAATTCACGCTTGATAATCCTCTGCAGCTCTGCAACGGGGGAATCGATCCGGGATTGGAGCTTTTTATATACGGACGCGTGTTCCTCGGATCCATATTTGGTTGAGCCCTTGATATCCTTGGTTTGAACCGCCCGGATACTCAGTATTGAGGGGGCGGGCCGGACAACAGGCAGTTGATCAACCGGGACCATTGCGGAATTGAGATATCCAATATCCCCGCCCGGTATGGTTGGGAGCCCGAGGTTTAGATGGTCGGACGCGATATTAACGGGTATTCCCATATCAAATAAAACCTTGGCCTGGGTGATTTTCCCGGCTTTGTCCTCCTGGAGTTGGGGGATATTCCGTAAATCGGTCTTTATGCTTTCATCCGGCCCCAACCATTTGACCCGGCGGAAAAACCGGGTTAGTGTCCCATCTCTCAATTCTGTGAGGGGAACAATTGTCAGGGTCCATAAAACCCGATCCGCTGTGGAAAAATTCTCGTAGGTGTCCCGGCCATAACCCATCAATTCATCCGGAACCCCAACAATGGCCGCAATTTCATCCCGGCTCATTTCCCTCTGGTTGACCCACTCCAGATCCTTGGCCGGGAAGGAGAATGTTTTGATATCTGTTATCCCTTGCTCCAATACAATCGGCTCATGGGCATTGGTCCCGGTATGATCACCCTTGAGCCGGGTAAGTATTTCCGCTTTTTCTGTGGGGGTTACACCCTCGGGAGCGATTACCGCAAAATCGGGCCGGGCATTATTCTTGAAAAATAACCGGCTCCAGGCCTGGGCTAATTGATCAATTGATATACTGAGTTTGACCGCACTAACCGGGGACAATCCCCTAAATGGCTGCAGGGGGTTATAAAATTTGAAATGGATGAATTCCTCGGGGGTCAAAACGTAGGGATCCCCGGCTCCATCATCGATCTTGTATGATTGCACCCGGCGGTATCTGAGGGATGCCGGTTTAACCGAAAATTCGGGCGGTTGTTTGGGCCATAATTCCATGGGTTCACCGCGGTTGTTTTTGGTTACTTCCAAACCCCATTCCCCACCTGCCATTTGATCAACTAACCATGCTCTCCATAAATCTTCGGGCGATAGATCCGGATTCGGGTTATCTAACAACCGATATATGGGATGGTTGGCAACAATATCCGATTCCGGGCCTTTGGCAACCACCAACCCGAGCGGGGCTATATTGTTGGCCAATACATTAATGGCCTTTTGCAACCACATATGATTTGTATAACTGGTTGCATTTTCCTTGAATGTGTTTTGACCAACCCCAACCGGATCATCACTATTGATCCGCAACATAGGAACCCGATCCTCCAACTCTGGATGAAGGTCATATAAGGCGGATTTCCCATTTGCCCGGTTCATAATTCGATCAATCAGATTCATTTGTTACCCGCCTTGTAACCTTCGATAACTGCAGCAATCCATAAATTGATCACCTTGATAACAAATCCGGAAATAAGGCCAACCAGGAAGGGAATAACAATGACCAACCATAAAATGACCTGATTAACCGGCCCGAGTATGCGCCCAATATCTAAAGGCTTCCGGCGCGTGATCATCCCCGTCTTTTGGTTTTTCGCTATCTCTGTGTTTGCCTTCCGGGTAAACATATCCTTCGGTTAACTCCCTAATAAAGTTCTTACAACGTCTGTGGACCTTGAGGGTCCTGACTCCGTTCCCATCACATATCAACTCCCTTACTGTTTCAATGCCCTGCAATATGTCATTCTTGGCCTTCCGAGCCGGGATGTCAGCCATTCTCAACCGTTGTTGCAGTTCCTTCGCTTCCGGGCTAACCATGGCAATCTCCGGCATTGATACTTGATTTGCCCTGAGGAATTGGGCGGCTTCGGTTAATCCCATCCCTTCCCAACCGTCCGGATTGTCAACCGGGCTCCGGTCCAAACTAATACTCAGTATGGTTTTAACGTGTTGCTCTGCCAGTTTGCGGCTCTCGTAGATTTCATCAAATACCAAAACGGTGGATCCTTGCCTTTGGATGAATAGGATTGCCCGGGGATCAACATACCCATCATCTATCCCGAGTTCAAAGGGAAGATCCGGGTTGTAATCATCTTCATCGGTGATATTCTCCAGGTCAAATTGATCGTAAACCAACCCTTCCGCTTGGACCCACAACCCATCCCTCAACCGCATTCTAAGGATGCCGGTCAACCGGTCCAACATTGCCAGGTATTGGGGCGGGTTGTATGGGTTATCGCCCGGCCGGGCTTTGTCGTAAACCGAGGCTCCCCCACCCAATATCAGTTGTTGGTTGATCCAATGGGAAGGCGGGCCGGGGTTGGTGGATAAAACCACTTGTTGCCATGGGGCCGCGGTCCCGCGCATACGGGCAATTACCTCGTTGTAATCGGCCTCAACAAACCGGATCGCCTCTTCTATCCAGGCGATATCTACCCCGCCGGTCGCCCCTATGGAGCGGATCTGTTCCCGTTGCTCTTCATCGGCCATACCACCGTAAGCAAGGATGGATCCGTTCCAGTATTCAAACCGGTTTTCCGCCTTGAGGTGTTTGACCCGGGAATCTCTCCCAATTACCGATCTCTGCAGGAATAACAGGGTTGAGTTGGCCATGGACTGGCGGGTTTTCCGCATTACAACCCCGGTTGCATCCGGATAATGGAGTAAATACCCATGGACTTTTTCAGCCGCTAACCTGGATTTTCCCGTTCCGGCCGGACCGGCCAACAACATAACCGGTGATCGATCCCGCCATGGTTCAACCTGCCATGGAAGGGGTTTATATGGAGCTAAATATGTGAGGTTGTTAAGGTTCCGACTCATACTCAGTATTCGTTGGGGGTTCGGCCGGGGTGAGTTCATCCCAATCTTCCGGACTGATTCCAACATACGCCTTCAATCCCTTTACCAGTACGCTTAGGTCAAGGCCTTCGGTAAACAACTTGAGATTCTTACCGATCAATTCCAATGCCCGTTGTGAGTCATGGAATTTCAAAATAACATTCCCGCGCCGGTCGTATTCGATCCCCTTAACCAGATACCCCCGCTTCTGGACCGCTGCCCAATTGATTCCGGTTTTCTGCAGGGCCATTTCAGGTTTTCCGGTCTTGGGATCAATAATCGGTTGATGATTTGAATCAACAACGGGGACCATCTCAAAAAAGAAAAACTCCGCCGGATTCAATCGGGCTTGTTCTGCTAACCGCTCCAGGGCTTCATTGGCTTCCATGGATAATTCTTGAAGCCTGGTTTCAATCCGGGCTTTTATATGCGGCCGTTGGAGGATCCTGAAACCCTGGACATCCGACCGGGTTTTGCTCTTCCCCCCAACCATACGATAGGCTAAAGCCGCATTCCATGTTGAGATGTAATGTTCAACAAATGCGGTTTCAAAGCGGGTTAAGGGTTGTAATTCGGATTTCTCTTCTATGGCCATGCTCCCAATAAAAAAACCGGAATGCTTGGCGGATTAATTCATCCATCCAAACACCCCGGCAATTTTTCCAGCTCTGACAGGCTAATTACAGTATATCACACTTGTAACTTACAAGTCAACTGGTAGATTGTATATTTTATTCTATGGATCACATTTCATGAAGGCAACGATCCACCCGCCTTCCGGATCCGGATATTCAACCTGGGTGAATCCGTCCGGGCACCCTCCAATCTTTTTGATCATCACCCCAGGAGGGATAACTCCTGCAGCTCTCCAAATGGCATGACCCTCTTCGTCAAGTCTATAGGTATAAGTTTGAATTTCAGCATCCAACATCATGACCATGGGATTTTGATAAGCGGGCTCCACGGCCGGGGGTTCAATCCCGGCTGCTTGCACTTCCATAACCGGGCCGGGCCGGATTACACCAACCATGGCCGGTTGTTGCAATACGATCAATCCAGTTTGTAAAACCAGATACAACAATATAACTAACATCAACCTTACTATTCTCATTCTTACTCCGAATCTGCAAAGTCCTCTGAAATGCGTGTTGAAATAAAACGGGGCTTCCCGTCTTTAACTGTTATTACAACGTCCCCATGTTTACCCTCGATCACCTCCCGTAGGCACCGGGCCAATTGATCTAATTGTTCCGGGCGTAAAACGTCAAGTATATTAATACAATGTTGACCGATATCATGATTGTAAGGGAGCCTTGATTCCATACTGCCTTCTATCACATTACAATCTTGATAGGTATAAAATGGCTTCCCGGTTCGTGCAACCCCTGAGCCGGGCATAGAGATTGATCACATCAAGGGGTTTAGGGGTACACCCCCCATAACATCCGCAAATGCCCCGAGTGGTATCAATCCAAAATGATGGATTCTTATCATCATGGAAGGGACAAGGGGCTATATACCACCTTCCACCGCTTGAGGACAACTGAGAGCCCGGTAGTAAGGACAATAGGGAATGTTTACCCCTCACCTGTGTTACCAGGTCAATGGAGGGATCTGGGACGTTCAAGGCGGATTCCCATGGATCGTTTTGGGCTGCCGGACTAACAAACGGGGCGGGAACCCCAACCGAAGGCAAATACTCAGTATCTTCGGTGAGTAAGTCTGCAGGGATAATATCTGATAATGCTTCAACCATTAGGATGGGGGCATTCGGATTAATCTCCTGGTACTGTAATCCGGATGGATGAATTGAAGGCGGGATAAGAACATAACCCCCATTGGCCTTAATATCAACCCCAGGCAACTTTCGATTTTGTTCCCTGTGAGGAAGGTAAATATAGATATGAATCCCCCGAGCGGTCCTAACCTGGTAAGTATTCGATGCCAAATACTCAGTATATCCACCTCTCTTGGCGGTCCATAACAACCACTTTTGATAAACATTCAGATTGTCAAAATCGATCACAACCAGGTTATTCCAACCAACTACCAATCCGATATTATGCAGGTTTCCTGCAAACCAATGTTGTAACTCAATATCTTGGGGTAATTCGGCCTTATATTTCTCCCAACCGTTTTTCAAAAGGGATCCATCCGGCCGTTTGTCACGGTACTTTATAGGGATCGTTGCAATCCCCTTTTTATTCCAAAATCGGGCTGTATTTAATAGATCCATAACATCCAACCATCCAACCTATCCAACCTCTGCTATTAAAGGTCTAATTTATTACTTAATATTACATATGTCGTTAATGTCATATTTATTACCCTCTATAGGTATTAGGTTGGATGGTTGGATGGTTGGATATGTACCCCTATATATGGGGGTAACAAGGGCTTTGACCCGCCACATATAGTGTTTTTTTGACATCCAACCTACATCCAACCTCATCCAACCTTCGTATAGATTTGCGTATTTTTGCATTTTAAGGCACCATTGAAGCAATTTGGATCCCGGAATAACCCCAAACGTATTGACTCAGTTTGTTGGTCCGTTTGCACTTTTTTAATCCGAGTTTGGTTGCAGTAATGGCCAATGCCATAGCATTTGAGCGGGTAGTTCCCCTTAAATTACCCTCCATGGGATCTTCCAATATGGTCAAAATATCGGTTGTTGAGGTCCATAGGGTGGGATTATTGGGAACAATGACAAAAAATTTATTGAGTAGATTCTCAATGGGTTCCGGCGATTCATATTGTTCTGCTATTTCATTTGCTTTAACCCTTTCATCTGGAGTGAGCCGGTAATCTTCCCCGGCCAAATATGAAGCCATGGCTTCCGCCCATATGTTTGAAGGATCCAGGGTGGAATAAGTCCAATCAATACTGAGTATGTTACACACAAGGAACCGGCGGGATCCGGTCGGGTCGGAAAATATCCCGCTTGAGTTGTTTATGGTCCCAATAAATGAGGCCATTGCGGGTTTGATAATGTCAGTCCGGCCATACGGTTTCCGGACCGTCACCTTCCGCATGGTTAGGAAGGATTTGAGAGCTTCATAGTCCGCTTTACGGGTGGTTGCCCCCAACTCAGACACTTCCCAAATCCAGTACCGGGCGAGTCGGATAATGGAATCCTTATCCCCCGGGTCGATCGATCCTTCCGTAAAATAGGCCGGAAGAGGCCGGGCAAGGAATTTAACAAATTCGGATTTGCCTATTCCCTGTTTTCCATCGATCACCAACATTGGGTTTTGTTCCGCCTGGAAAACCTTTGCAACCGCCCCGATCAACCATTTCCGGATCCAGGTTGGGAACATCCCATATTCGTCAACAAAATAGGTTGATAGGGTTGCAATATGGTCCCGGCCGTCCCAACTCAGGCCGGATAGATATTCTTTTACCGGATGGTATCTATGTTTCCAGGCATACGCCCGGTACACCTCTTCCGCAACCCCTACCAGATGAAATCCGGCATCCCTCATTTGAGTCCGGATCATATCCATTTGCCCGTCCTCTAAGGGTATCCCGTTGACTTCGATCGTATCATCACAATCATTGAGTTTAAAATCATAACCCAGGTGTTTTAGTTGGGTGAGATAGTCTTTGGCTTTGAACCGCTTTTTATTGTTCTTTTGCAGCTCAAAATCAAGGACCGCCTTAAGCCGGACACTTACCGCTTTGGTTAGTGAGATTTGAACATCGGCCGGGTATGGTTGCATGGAATTTGAATATGCACTATCCGGATCCACACCTTTGGAAATTTCTTGAACCATACTGTTGAAGATATCCAACCAGGGTTGACCGGCCGGGGGTGTTTTCGGTTGTGTTTTGAGAGCTAACCAGGTTGAAATCAGCTCCAACCCGTCCGTAAAGTCCGGCTCGGATTGGAAGGCTGTTTCAAGGACGGTCGCTTCCTGCGGGGGAACACCCGCATTAATTAGGGTTGTATAAAAATTGGTTGCCATAGGTTGGATCCTATGGTTTTAACTCATGCCAGGTTGTATCACATTTAAGGCATCGATTCTTATGGAGAAAATAGCTTTGTACTATTTTTTTTCGGTCCTGAATGGACATTTCCATGGTTATGGACCGGAATTCCCGCCTTAGTTTTATTCCTTCGTCACATAAATTCTGTGTAAATTGTTCTGTAAATTTCATGACCCGTATCCTTATTTTTAATAGTTACCGTTATTTCAAACTCGGGGATATATTTCCCATTAATACTGAGTATTGGGCTCCCGGACACACCGGGTACATTCGGCCTTGTGTTTGGTCATTTCATCCCATACGGTTGAAGCCTCTTTTTGTTTGGCCGGATCTTCAACTAATAAGAGCCATGAATCATATAAGCGGTTGAAGTCCCCGCAATATATAACCTTCCAAACGGGCGGGGTCATTCCCTAACCTTGCGGGGTCGTTTCCCACACCTGGAGCAAACCAACTTATAAAAATGATCATGCCGTTGGTATTGGGCCTCCCATTTATGGCCAAGAATTTTGCAACGGATATTAAATTTTTTCATTTTTCCAGCTCCTGAGGATATTGATTCCATTCGATTCCATCTAATAAACGGCCGGCTCGGGTTTTTCCAACACCATAAAAACTAATGGGTTCGAGTCCGTAATGCAATATTGAACATGGGTTGGGCAAACTTTCCCCGGCCCATTGATCGGACGGAAGATTGTTTCCCCATTGTTTAAATAGGAATGGCACCCCCGCGGTTTGGCAATCATTCCGAATCTGCCTTGCCCAGTCCGGGTACATAGGCCGGGCACCGGGGCCGGATTCTCCACCAACAATGACCCAATCAACTGGGGGAATTGTTTGAACCCACTCATTGCCTCCATATTGCATACCTTCAAGAGATGGTTCCCCGGCATCCATAGCCATTTCCCGGGTGACACTGTACCCGCTTGACACTTGTTCTGGATATCCGTTCAATGCGTCCCGAATATCCACCGGCCCTAACAACGGCTCACAACTCAAAAACCGCACCGCCGCGGGGGTTTGCAATAAAAGCGGGATCCTTTCATTGGCTGTTTCCTGATTTTCAACAGATACACCTAACCATATATTTTGGGGCAACACGCCCAAACCTAGCCATTCGAAAAAGTCGATCATACGGCCGGGGCGTTTGGTCAAAATGATATAGGTATGTTGCGGGGCCCTGGTTGTCATGGAAATAACCCCCAACATAAAATCAAAGGGTACATTTGGATGAAATAAATCACTCATGCTATTGACGAAGATTCTCCGCGGCTTTTTCCAATTAAGAGGATCACCCAACCGCTCCGGATGTAACCTAACCTCAGTAAATGGCCGGTCACCCCAGAACCGTTTAGCCATGGTTTCCGCATAACAGTTTTTACAACCCTGACTTACTTTCGAGCATCCTGTAACCGGATTCCATACATCCGTTGCCCATTCAATTGATGTTTTAGCCATTTTCAGAATCCCTCACTTTCGTTAACTCTTGGATCATTACGTACCCGGCCGGGTAAATAGATACACCCATGACCGATCAACCCAAGTTTCCCATCTTCCCAATACGGATCAAACCCTATGGAGTGAACCACCTCAACCCATGGATGGGAATCACACTTCAAAACATGGGCCCGGTGTGATTCCCGACCATATCCCATAAATTCCCCACACCAACCACATATATGGGCGATTCGGTGTTTCTGCAGGGCGATATAACCCAACCACACTACAAATACCGGCCAAAATGGGAGGAATACCAGGAAGAGTAATAACCGTTTGAAAATCGGGGCATTGGATATGATCAGGGCAAAGGATAGGGCAATTGGAAAACCGATTCCAAAATAAATACTGAGTATTGTTAGGGGGTTCATTCCTCACCGCCTTTCAGTTCTGTTTCTACTTCGGCAAGCGCCGTCAATAGTGATTCGCGGTTCTCACACGGTTGGCAAGTTTCTTCGCCGCCCAGACATACGATCTGGGATGCAGCTATTCTTGCTGGTTCATAGATATGCTTCAACATTGCCAACAGCCGTTTGTTTTCAGCTTCTGCCGCTTCGGCGTGGACAATAGCCCTCTCCTTACAATGGCATCCTAGTTTGTCACGTTCAATGATCTGGTTTAATTGTTCAAGTGGCATTCTTTCTACGCGATAACCCTGTTCTTCAAAGGTAGCAACCTCATCCTTTGTGTCTGTGTCACCCGCATCGTAAAGCGCACCAGCAGGACAACCGCACTCCATAAACGCCATGTAACCATATTCCTTATTCATTCCTCGCCGCCTTTCTTTTTTCCCAACTTATATGGAAACCAGATTATTAATCCAAGCAGCATTCCCGGCCAAACCAGACTCAATGGCAACAATGCAACATCGAATTTGGTTCGGCCCATGATGTAAGCGGCAATTAAGACTCCGATGGTATAGGCAATAACATATTCCATTTCTCACCACCCCTTCCAGGATTCATCATCCTTTTCAGAACCCTTACACCTGGGGCAATTGATTTTTCCCCGGCCATTACACCGGACACAAACGGGGATATTTTCACTACCAGAACAACCGGAACAAACAAGGACCCGGGTACCATGACATAAAGGACAATCATTCTCCTTTGGTTCTTTTTCGCCCGGATCCCTGAGGATCTCTTCCCACTTTTGAACCGTAGATAACGGGATCTGCAGCTCATAAACCGAATGGTTATGCAAATGAATAACCCGGCCCATCTTGCAAGCAAAAACGGTATCAGTCAAAATGGCCCGGTACATTCCTATGGTCAACTTCTGCAAATCAAAAATATTGGAATACATCTGGTTTTCAGACTTAAGCCGGGTGTTTTCGGCCTTTAGCTTTTCGATCAAATCCTCATTGACGCAGGGCTTTTTATCTTCCGGACAATCTTTTATTTGCATACTCAGTATCCTTTGTTCAACAGTCCGGCAATACCGGTTGATAATTCCATGGCCCGATCTGCAGTAACCGATTTTCCGCCGGTCGCCCGGGCCAACTTTTCAAGAAAATTCCGCCCTGTTGGGTGATCTTCCGGTCCACAATAGATCACATCGATATGGTTGGTGAAAGTGGCTGCCATTTGAAGGCATTTATCCTCTTCGCCCGGCTCCCCATCGGAAATGAGGATGAATTTCATATCCGGAACATCTGCAACCTTTACAAACCGAAGAGCCTTTAGCAAATCGGTACCGCTCCCAAAGAGAGTGGGGATCCCGGCCGGGCAAAATTCAACATTATCCGAAAATGCAACAACCGCTATTTTGCCCGGAAGATGATTTTGCAGGGTTCGCAGTTCGTCAACCGCAACATCGTACCGGGATTTACCACCCTTCGAATCATGGGTTTCCATGGATCCGGAAGTATCTACAATTACGACCGCATCGGCATGGATAAACGACTCTGCAAGTGACTTTCCTTCGGCCTTGGCTATGGCCCCTATGGAGCCAACTACAATTTGGTTATTCATGTTCCTCCAATTCAATTAGGTTTAGTTGATCAAATAACGAAAGTTGCACCCGGCTTGACCAAAAGGCAATCCGCCGCCGGGCAATATCAACATACTCAGTATCCAGATCGATGCCAGTAAAATTGAAGCCTTCCAATACCGCTCCACACCCCGTAGATCCGGATCCCATAAATGGATCTAAAATGATTCCGCCGGGCGGGGTAATAAGTTTACATAAGTACCGCATTAGGGTTATCGGTTTAACTGTTGGGTGATGGTTCCTTTGGGGTTCATTCCGATGGGGAGTCTGTTTGGGTAAAATACCTTGTCCCAAACTTGACATCATTTCACGTTGTTTTGGTTCAACCTCCCACAACCCTAAATTCCTTTCCCCTCGGTTTGCCTTGGCAACATAGAAAAACCGGGATGCTCCGCCCGAGTCCCCATAATTATCAGGCGCATTACTCATTCCATTTGAAGGGATCAGTTTATGGGCGGCCCGGAGTCGGGCACTTGGAGCTCGATAATTCCCGCTTCCGTTTTCCCCGGTCTGTTCGTCTAACATAACCGCCGCCGCTTCATCCAAAATCACATTGGAAGGCCAACGGCCCATGGTATTCATTTCCCGGGTGTATTCAGGTTGTTTGATTTGACCAAACCCGGACCATGATTCCAGGCGGTTTACCGGGATAGGTTCACCCGTTGGGATTCGGCATCCATCTATATTGATTGCCCCGGTACCATACTCCAAAACATTTCCTGCAACCGTCCCTATTTTTGGTTTTCGGGCCAAACAAATAGGTTCGTTGGCCGGTTTCAAGGCGGTCCCCCACCCTTCCCATTCACCCTTAAGATTTAGGGATTTGGGAAATCCAGATCCATAGATCCATTGCAGTTGATCCCATATTTCAAACCCGGCATCCTCAATCGCAATCGCGATTCGGTGATAAGTCCGGGTTCCCCCGAAGGCCAATAAATGGGCTCCCGGCTTTAACTTTTGAAAAACAAGATGCCAAAATTCAACATCATATTCAATGCCGGATCCATCCCATTCCTTACCCATGAATCCCCGAGCCAATCGAGCTTGAGGGGTTGACCGGTTCCGGGCATTTTCCCCCGTTTGGTTGTTGTCCTCCAGGTTGGTTTGACTAAACCGCTTAGTGATCGAAGTCAACCCATAAGGTGGATCCGTAACAACCGAATCAAAATAGTTATCCGGATACCCGGCCAATATTTCCCGATTGTCACCCTGGAATAATTCAACCTTACTCATGCCCAAACCTTAACCGGCTCACTTGCACCCATGGGCCATGACACTACCAGGGTTTGACCGGCCGGATTAAAAATATCCTGCCAGGCAAGGATTTTCTCAACCGTAAACCGCCCAACCGATTCCCGGCCGGTTGCCATGATGTAACCACACCGCAAGGGCGGGCGATATGCTGCAGCCCACCCCGCAACATACTGAGTATTTAGCCGGTTGGAAGCCAATGAAGCCTCCAGGGCTAACCCGGCATCGTACCGCACCCTGTATTTCGGTTCACTCAGTATATTGAAGGCTTCTTGTACCCGTTTGAATTGTTCCGCCGCGTCCGGCTCCCGGTTGATATCCGGATGCCATATTTTGACCATCCGGCGGTATCCGGTTTTTACCTCTTCCAAGTTGGCCGATCTGGAAATTCCCAATACCCCATATAGGGTTGATACGGAATCGGGAGTTACCGGCCCGGCTTCAAACCAATCCCTTAGGATCTGTTCTGGAAAGGCAACTCCCCATGAACCGTTGGCCAACAACCCATAAGCGGATACTTCCCCGCCCCGGTCTTTGCATTGACCAATGTAATGGACTTCCAACAACCGAATTTCAGTCCGGGCGGTTGTACTAACCGGGGGAAGGGGTACTACCTCATTCACATAAAGCTCAACGGTATTTTGGAGCCATTTGCCATGTTTGGGATCTACCAACCAAACTTTCCGGCCCGGTTCATACCGCCTTTCCGCAATGGGAAGGGATTTGATAGCGGCAACCAGGCCGGGATTATATTGGGAATATAGAACCAAAACACCGTTTTCAGCTTTAATTTGAGTCATGGCTATTGATCCAATTGGAATTCGGATTCGAGTAAGGTTTTGATTTTCAAATCTTCCCGGCCATACCACCCGGCACTCATAGGAAAGGACACCCGGACAAGATCGTTATAAATCTCGAGTACCCGGCCTATGGTATTCGGCTGCAGCCGCTTGCAAACAACATCCCCAACATGAAATTCCTCAGGCTCCATATTTACCTCGGCATAAGTGGTAATACTCGCAATATTCGGGGGAACATTTCCACCCGCCCGGATTCAGGGGGAAAACCCCCGCTTCAATTCCCTTCCAAACAGATTCGATCATTTTGAACAACCACATCAATTGGGTTGGGTTGTGTATGTGTTCATACATCTGGAATTGAGGGGTTTTAGTTTTCACGAAAACGTAATGCCGGAATCTCCAATCCCCGGTTGGGATCCCCATTTGATTCATGGCCGCAAGGTAGAAAAGGGGTTGCATTTCCCCGTTTGCCTTGTCCGCACTCCATGACCGGGCGGACGTTTTGAAGTCGCCTGGGACCCCATCCTTTGTGATGATATCGATATACCCAATGATGGGCACCGGCACCCCGGGAACCTGCAGCTCAACTTTTGTTTCAATAGCGGGGGAATTGTCCGGCCGGATTTGAGGTTGAATACTCAGTATTCCGTTGATAACATCCGGGTTTGACAGGATTCGGAGGCCGTTGTTATAGAACGATTCGCGAGTTTCAAGGCCCCAATCAATTTCTTTGCCTTCGGATTCAAGTTGGGTTGCCCATGCGGTTGACCAATGATGTAACAGGGGTATTTCCGGGTTTGAAAGGAATGATTCAACCGCCCCATGGAAGGCACTTCCAAACACCAATTCCGGGGAGGTGAGGGTTTTGATCTTATCCAGGTAATGAAATTTCCAGTTGGCTCCACACATAAGCCATGAGGAAATACTTGAGTAGGAAAGGTGATCTATTTCAGGCGGCATGGTTACACCTCAACAAATTTGAAAAATCGGTTGGCTTCCTCGAGGGTGTTAAAAAACTTACCCTTGATAAACCATACCCGGCCGGGCGCATCGAAGGCGGGTACCCGTCTAAACTGGATGCCCTTTTCCTCCATGGCCTTTTTGATTTTTGCCTTGTGGTTTACGGATGGGTTATGTTTCATTTCACACCTTCGGCCAACTTCAAGGCAACTGCATTCAACTCTTCATTGGTTGCGGGGATCCGGCCCTCATTGGCAACCATGACCGCTTCGGCCCCAAACATCTCAACTAATTGATCCAGGGTGAATCCGGGAATGGTTGTTGCTTCCACCGGAGCGGGCTGTTGAATATTGTTGGTAACATTAAATTGAACCGTAACCTCTTGGGGTTTATCCGATTCGACCCGGTTGATATGCAAAACATCTTTTTGGTCCTCAGTCAAAACACCATCCAAGATACTCAGTTCAAAATTGTTGGGGGCTTCCCCGGCGGTTGGTATCCGGTCCCCAATTGGGTTAGTCCAATATTCCAACAACCGCTCCCATGTGCATGGATTCAATTTGCGGGGGAGGACATTAACCGCCTTCAATGATCCATCGGTTAAACTCACTTTGCTCAACCGTTTCAAAACCAGGCCGATTGGAGCCGGACCATCCGGGTTATGCCGTAACCAAAGGCGGATCCGGCTTTTTTCAACAACCGGCTTTTTGCAATCCGGGATTTCCTTTCCGGTTTTAACGGACCCAATGGATTGATCCTTGAGGTGGGTTACCAGAATAACAAGGGGGGCAACTTGGGCCAACTTATCAAGAACCGCGGCTTCATAATCAAATGAGGCTTTCCACATTTCAGCCCCCTTGATTGCTCCCATGGGGGAGTAAAACTCTTTGAATCTGGTTGGGTTTTTTTGAACCACCGGTTGAAAGGTATTTTCAAAGCGGGTCCAGGTATCAAAAGCTAACACCTTGAATTTGTTTTTTGGGAGGCCATTGATCAACCCAATGACCAAATCATGGAATTCAATTTCCCTCATTCCCAAAGACAATTTGGTTAAGTTGTAATACGCCCCGAGGGGTGTACCGGCTTCGGCCAATGAATCCGCGATTGCCTGAGTTTTGATATCATCATCAAAAAAGGCAATTTGCTCCGGGAGGAATCCGGCGGTTAGAGCAAAAGTTGTTTTGCCGGTGTCCGGTTCCCCTGATACATGAATAAAACCTGTTATTGGATTTTGCATTTATTCACTCCTTATGGTTTGTAGAATTTCCTCACCCCGATCATTGGTGGTAAGGACCAATTGAACATGATCCGCTAACCTGAGGGCATTGCGGATTTTCATTTTGACACTCGGGGAAATCCCCGGAATATCACTATCAGGATCCGTTAGGGCGATAATGGCCCAGGCCGGTGATCCACCAACATAATCCATAACGATTTGGAGTCGCTCCGTTCCGATTCCCGGTAAGGATGCAACGATTGATTCCTGTATACTTAGTATTTTGGGGAATTTGGGCGGGGCCAACAATAAATCCGGGTCCCGATCCCGTTGAGCCAACCGCAAAACACACCCTTCATAATCCAGATCGTTAGCTGCATAGGCAACAAAGACTCCCATTTCCTGAATGGTCACCAATGCGCCTTGTACTGCATTCCAGCTCCAGCCGGTTTGACCCCGATCGGTTATTACCTTATCGCCCGGCCCCCGGGCCAAATCGCCCGTTATTACCAGATATGCCCACTTAGTATGATCCGTAAGGTTGGCAAGTTGGGGAAATAACCGGGCATCCCTCAAACTGGATAGAAAATCATCCGGGGTTTTACGTTCAACGTAGATCATTTGACCATCATCACACGCGGCAATACAATCCCCATGCTCGAGGTATGTTACCGTTGTGGGTACCCCTCCAAAAGTGAGGGATTTTACCCAATCTGGTTCTCGGCTATCGATCATCACTGCATTGAGTCCCATGTTGCTCCTTTTGGTTGGTTTGTCCCTCCCCCTTTCGGCCCCGGCCATGCGATAAAAAAACCGGGGCCTTACCAAAAGGAGGGAAACTTTCGGGGGGCACCACTCCCCCTATTTGGGCGGTTGGGATTTGCACCCGTTAGACTTGGATCACTCCGCCCATTACACCGGTTGGGCTCCCGGTGGTATTTTTGCGCGTCCGGATATACATATACCTAACCCGGATCCGGACGCTATAAAATTTTTAATTCCTGTCTTTCCAGGATGCCGCCCTTATGCTTTTTCCGGGTTGTTTCAAGGTTCCGGCTTCCCCTTCCTATTGATGGGCCAATAAGCCCGGAAGGTTCGCAATGGATACCCCGGGATTTGAACCCGATTCCATCCTGAATACTGAGTATCCTGGACCGGTATTTTCCATTTCACAATTCGGAGGGACTTCTCCTTTCAAGATTGGATCCCACCCTAAACCGGTCCTAAGTGGGTTGAATACGATTTTGGTCAACCGATGCGATACCTAAACAATCGGACCGCATCGGTTGACATTGCTAAATTGGCATTGGTCTGAATTTCGCCCGGGATCGACCTATTTTGTGCGGACCTAACCGCCGGGTTTGCCAATAATAGCCATTGTTAAGGTTCTTACCTCCCCAACGTCAAGATCAAATCTTTTTCCGATCACCGGGATCCCCGGGAGGTCGCGGGTGGGGAAGCTAAAAAGTTAATCAACTCCGTATAATTCCCGAATCAGGGAATCAACGTCAACCAGTACCGGCCCCTCTGGTAAATCCAGGGGGATTACATCGTTTTCCAAAACGGACTCTTCCAGATTCAAGGCCGCCTCTTCATCCCTTTGGATTGCCACTTTCATAGCATCCTCAAGGGAAAGTTGGGATGCCGCCGGAACATAGGCATTGATCAAATCAAAATCAATGAAGGGACTCATTTGGTCATTTTCTCCATGATCAACCCTGAGGTTTCCGGGGAGTCCACCGTGAAAAACTTGTTGACAAGGGGCATGGTTGCCACGTTGGCCGCAACGGTATTCCGGATAACGGTCAAATCGGTTTGACCCCGGGCCGCATTTTCAACGATCACTTTCAAAAACTGGAGAGCGGTTTCCCGTTCTTTGTTGGCCCCGTTGCCATTGCCCCCCTCATACTGAGTATTGGAGGGGGCGGGGGTGGATCCACCTTTTGAAGCGGTGTAATCAGTCGTGCAATCCGCTTCGGTCTGGAAAACCTTGACGAATTCAAGGGCGGTATTGTTTTTAACCTCACCGTCTTTATTGGTGTAAGTTTTCCCGGTCGCCTTGAATTGAATGTGAACATATTTGCCCTGCATTTCCCTGAGGGAGAGCCCGAGAGCTTTGATCGATGGGAGGGTGGTTTTGGCCCAATCCGCAGATTCCGCAACCAAAGAGCGGGAAACGGGGTTTTGGGCACCCATGGCCGGGAGCGGGGTTACAACAATTTCAATCGCAGTACGCCGCTTCCCTACCTCATGAACCTGGTCGTCAAATCGCACCTTCCCAATGCCTTTTTCGAGGATGCAATAAAACATATCGATGGAGCATTGGCCCCAATATTCCGGGGATGCAACCTGGGGGTTTTCAGCCGAATCCCAGGGGTCATTAATTGCTACTTGTGTTTGAGTTAGATCCATTGCTAAACCTTTCGTTTGAGTCGTTTGAGTCGTTTGTCGGTTAATAAATCTGTAAGGTTTTTATTTGTTCCCTTTTCCATCCTTTCCCATATAATTGGGTTATGGGGTTTGTTTTCCCACCCCCTTGGCTCCCGCTAATCCCGGGGGCCTTTTTTACTCAGCCGTTGGACCAACCGATATCAACTCCGTGACAATCCGATGTAAACAATCGTTGGCAACTGCAACCACTCTCAATGATTCCGGATCCTGCAGCCGATCAAGGGCGGGGGAAATGACATTCAAGCCCTTCCGGGCATTGGCCAATGCCTCAATTCGTGCATTTTCAGCATTATTAGGCCAACGCTTCCGAGTTGTCATTTACTCAACCACCTCCCTTCGTTTTGGAAAATTGCACCGGAATCACGCCGGATAATTGCCCGTTAATGACCGGTATAAAAAACATAGTGATAATGGTTTTCATGAAAAAATCACCGCAAGGATTGAACATATGACCGCCACTATCATCACTATCCAAGTTTCAATATCCATGGATCCCGAATTGGAATCAATTCTCAGATCCCTTCGGTTCCTGGTTGGTTTGCGGGAAAAGTTTATGGTAGGCCTCGTCAACCAACCAATCAATAACATAACCCTCCCCCCGTTTAGTGGCTTGCCCCAATTGCTTGAGCCGGATTTTTGTATTTTCATCAATGCTCCTGGTTATTGCGATTCGTCCCACGCTTATCACCTCACAATCATAATAACAACCTACCAGTACACTAGTATCTTACAATAATACTAGCAGATTGTCAATAGGATTACGTAAAGTTATGCAAAATTGGTACAATAAATCAATGGATTTAGAGATTTTTATTAAATGGTTCAACGCCAAGTTTTTAGAATGGCGGGGGGACTCCAGGCGGGGGGTTAGTGATTTTGCCCGCTATTTAGGAATCAAACAACAAACCGTTTCGCTTTGGCTAAACGGGGGGATTAAATCACTCCCTACGCCTGAAAACCTGGCTCAATTAGCAAAAACCTACCCCGAAGTTTATGAGGTGGTTGGGTTAAACTCGTTGGACTTTTTACCCGGGGATTTACGTGATTCTTGGCAGCTTGCAGTATCAGAGATCCGCCGGACATATAGGGAAAATGGAATAATTGAAGGGTCCCCCGCCGCCGATAAAATTGCACTTGAGATATTTGCAAAATTCGGATTCATCCTTACCTCAACTAAATAATCACTATATTCGAAAATGTAAGCCGCCACGTTGAACCTTTCATACCCTATGATATAGAACGAATATAGAACATTTATAACTAGATTCTAACCTAATGGTTACTTAAGGCAAGGATGATATCCGGACTAATCCGATTAACTATCTTATCAAATCTGATAACCCCCCATACTGAGTATTGAGGAAAATCATGGCAACCTGGAAATGTCAAATTTGCGGTTGGGATAATGCGGGAAAATGGGACGCTTGCGCTAAATGCGGCTCAAAGAAAAATCCAACCCCCGAGGATGTAATGAGGTTGGCTGCAGCCAAAAAGAAGGCAGCCGATTTTCAAGTATCTACAACCCCAACCCTGGAGGGGTATTCGATCAAAAAATACCATGGAATCGTAACCAGTTTTGTGGTTTTGGGGACCGGATTCCTGTCCGATTTTGGGGCCGGGCTTGCAGATTTTACCGGCGGCCGGGCATCCGGTTATCAGGGCAAATTGGATTCAGCGACCAATACCGTAATGACCGAATTAACAAAAAAGGCCATAGGCCGGAATCCCGATATCAATGGTTTGGTTGGATTGAAATTGGATTATACAATTGCGGGAAATAACATGATGGTTTTATGCGGGACCGCAACGGCCGTTCAACTGGAAAAAATTTAGAACAATGTACTATAAATCTCTTGCACCTTAACCGGATGATATTAAACCAAAACACCCCCATATATAGGGGATCAATGGTTATCTTACCACCACACCTACCGAGTGAGCGCGCAGGGGCTCGAACCCTGAACCAATGGCTTAAAAGG